TGAAAGTCTTTGCCATTATCTGATAATTCAATGAATGCAAAGCCATGCGACCATTTATTTATCGGCAAATATGCAGGGTTCAATTCACAAAGGCATCCTAAACTCCACGTTGTAATGATATCACCGGTCATATTGCTTTCAGTGTGTTCTGAAACGCTATGATTGTGACCCTGCATTGCGCTTACCTTTCCTCTTAAAAACAATCCCCTTGCGACGTTTACAGGACTGAAAATAGACTGCCCGAATTCGTGCCCGTGAACGATATTTAAGTCATTCGCCTTTATTATGCGTTTGTCGCCTATTAAATCAATACCCCTATCATGTAACCCTAAAAGATGCTTCAATTCGAACTGATGCACCCCTAATAGCTCAGGCGCTTTCTGCATTAAATAGTGCTCATACCGTTCCTCATGATTGCCTATCTTGTAGTAAATTTTCGCATTAAAATTGCTAAGTATATCCAAAAACTCCCGTGCCGCTTGCAACTCATGAGCAACTGACCTTTTACGGGGGTCTTTCATGAAACGGCTCAACCCATAAAAATCTATAAAATCACCGTTTAGTAATATCGCATCGGGTTTTTCAATAGCGATTTTATCAAAGGTGGCAGACAAAGCAGTAATAGAATGGTAAGGAATGTGCACATCGGAAAGGACTACTATTTTTTTGGCTTTAATAATAAAAGGCTCATAAATCGTTTCCTCTGATTCTGGTAGTTTCCAAGGATTGCGTGTGCGTTCTTCACTCATAAATAGGCTTTTATCTTTTACCTTTTTTATATTTATTTTGCCCTTTTTCCCTTCGTTATATCTTAGGCAACCCCTTGCATCGTCAACCGTTTTGTATAATTCATTATTATCATTATATAATATCCGTGCAAGTGTAAGTGTTGGCATTTCCATGCCATATTTGAGCCTGTATTCCCTTGCAATATTTAATCTAATTGACTGGCTCATAGTAAAAATTAAGCTGAAAGAAGATTGATAAAAGTCTTAAATTTAGCTTGTCTATCAGCGAGTCCGTTAATGCCTCCGTTTATTCGCTTTGTTAATAAAGTAACTGATTCTGGAGTTTTATTATCGCAAAGTTGCCAAAGTTTATTTTTATCAAAAAACCATAAAGCAGAATCGAGCGGGTATTTTGTAGCTACTAAATCAGGATTTGCAATGCAATCTTCTTCAATGTAATCGCTAAAATTACGGTAATTATTTTTACCTGTTAGTTGGATATATCCTCTACCACGAAATCTAAACCCGTCGCCTGTTAATTCATTACCATTGCCCATCCTATTAGCATAAACCAAATTAGCTATCTTTTCGGGCTGCATAGCATATTGGTCTGCTATTTGTTGAGTCGGGAAAAACCTGCTAAAAGTTCGCATCAACCCTTGTGATGAATATCTAAGGTTTTCCCTTACTGCAATAAAGTTATTGCTTTCATGTGCTATCTGAGCCATGAAATGAGCAAGCCTAATTGAAGAAGTAATATTTGTAATGTTTTTGCTATTTATCAAAAATTGGTAAGGTGCAACTGGTATTTTATTATCCAGTTTTTTTGTAAATAAAAAATTATTCATAACTTATAAAAACTACGCCCAATAATAATAGCCAAAAGCAATAAGACTATCCACATCCAGCCTATTTGCCTTTTGTAACCTTTAAGCCTAACCTCTAAATTATCCGCTTTTATTTGGCTCTCCATAGCGGTTTTGGTTAGCGTTTGGATGGAATCCCTTAGAACTTGCACCTGCGCCGTATTCTCAACGGTGCGGGTTATTACCTTCGTTTCAGTCTTTGCCGGGATGGTTTTTATTATTTCGTTTATTTTGACTTTTGTAATGGTATCGCAACCGATTGATAAAACGCTGTCGAGCTGTTTCCATAATAGAAATAACTCATTTTCATAATTTTTGAGTGCAGCGGAATCCATTACAATAATACTATCAATGCTTTCCTTTACGGGATACCTTTCAGCGCACTCCTTAGCCGCCGCCTCCGGTAGCTTATTCATCAACCTGTCGAGCTTTTTAGGGGTAGCGCATGATGCGAAAAGGCACAATATCAATATGTATTTATTCAGCATCACTACCTTTTTTATCCCCTTTTGTAGCTCCGAAATAAAAGCCCACCACACCTGCAAGCGCACCGCCGAAAATGAAGCCGCCCGCCGTTAATACAAGGTCATGATTTTGCTCCGGTATGGGTCGCACCTGCAATAAATACAATAAAAGAAAACTACCTATTACGATAATAATTGCGAGGATATTGCGGATATCCGTTTTAGTTATCCTTTTTAACCATTCTGGCATATACTTTGTTTTTAAATTCTTTAATATTTTTAATTGCTCCAGGGAGGTTTTTAATAGTTGCAATTACGTTGTAACCAATTGCAATATAAATTAGCATATCGTGTTTTGTAACCATTGCAAACAAACCCAAAACCCACACGCTCAAAAATTCAAATTTTGCATTCATTTTTATAATTCTTCAATTTTAGGAAACCAACCATTCTCTTCCATTTGTTGTCTTGTATAAATAGTAACCCCGCCCGGTACTATATACCTAAATTCGAAACTTTGCTGCGATTCAATGAATCCGGATAAAGCATCTTTTTCAGCTTGCGATAATTCAGGAAACAAAGCAATAAGATTAGTCAGATTGTTTTCAGGATGCACGATAATATTGTAATCCAATTCTACCTCCAAAGCCGTATTAACAAATTCTGTATAAGTCGGGTCTTGAGTAGGATGCTTAACCCATCCAAAAAGATAGGTTGTTACATCATTCTGGTTACGGATTGCAGGGGGTCTGCTTATTGCCCATAGTTCATAAGAGATAGCTTCTGCTCTCTGTTCGCTTGTTAGTGCTGCTTGTGGTAAAACTTTAATGTAATTTTGTGCGCTCATGGATAATGAGAAAATAATAATTAATAAAGTAAATATGTATTTAATAGATCCCATAATAAGAATTTATGTTTGTTTCTATTCCGGTGCGGCTGGAAGAATTATCAGATGCGTAAATTATATTTTCTGAAATATAACCACCATAATAACCAGCTGTTGAAGTTCTTGTTATAGCCCCTATTGTAAATGTATTTAAAGTCAAAGTGCCGACATTTACATCTTCATCATTTAATCTATTTGTGCCATTAGTAAATATATCTAATATAGTCCCTGTAGTTATTATAGTAAATATATAACTTGTATTTGCTGTATATGTATTTGAAGAACTATTTAATGGCTTTTGAACATTTGCATCATCTCGTATATTAAATGTAAATCTCGCAGAGCTATTTAATTGAGTAAAAAGAAATGGCGTTGCATTTGTAGTCCTTCCAAAACATGAAATATTCCCAACTGTATTTGTATTTGTTTTATTTATTACAGCATAATTGCTAACTGGTTTATCAGCTCCTGTAAAATCATTGCTAACATTATCAGCCCTTAAATTATCATTACTACCATCAAAAAATATAGACGGCTCACCTGCAATTCTTTCTACCGTACCTGCATTTATTATTCTCGGCTGATTCGCTGCCGTTGTTTGTGTTGCATTTCTTGCATTTGTAGATTGATCGTACCACGTAGTAACAAAGCCACTATTCGCCCCGACAAAAGTCTTAAGGGATGCAGTATCTAAATCATTACCCACAAATCCAATATCCTGCTCCGTATTATCATTCGACCGCCTTACCCTTATTGCGCTGCCTGTATATGCTGTTCTAAGTTTACGTAAAGAATAAGCAGCCGCCGCACCTGAATATTGATCTAATAAAAGATTAGCAGATGCAAACGGCACATAATTAGCGTGCGCCTTTATAATCATTTGCGCATCTGCACCTAATCCACAAAAAAGTAATATTACAAAAGTAAATCTCATATTCTCTTTTTATACCCTAATAAGGTCAAAGTAAAATAAGTTGGCTTTGTTGCCACCGCTGATGTCCTAACAAATACCCATACATTTGGCGGAATCTTATTATCGGTGAATGATGTTACATTTGTCGCACCTATCGTACCTATTACTGATGTGCCGCCACTCACCAAAATAGTTGCACCCGCTGTAATATTTAAACTATCGTTCCAATATACTTCTGTTGTAATACTTGGCGAAGTACCTAACACCCCTGCCCTCATTTGAGTAATTATCAAAGTATCGCTCCCTGCATTGTAAAAGCTACCATAAACCGCCGATGTGCTGAATGCAGCCGTATCGCCTGCCGCCCCGCTACCCGCACCAAAGACCGCCAAAGGAACGGTGTCAAATTGCAGGATACTTTCAACGGTCTTATTTTCCCAATACCCCAGCGAAGAATTGTATCTTATAATATCATTATTTGCTTCATTTGTAATTCGTACATTATGCAATTCATCTAATTCTACTCCGTTTTGAGGCTTTACATAAATTAAACCATTACCAGCATTTGCACGCTCCACGACGCCCACAAAAACGCTATGTTTTGGTGCCTGTGGCTTATTCTTTGTAAACCCACCCGCCACGCTATCGAGCCATAATATATCGCCCGGATTATATGCACTTAAATTAATCCCGCTAACCTGCCCCTGTGTTGTAATCCATCCCGCCTGACCCGCTGCAATATTCGCCCTAACTATTCCTAAAGTCTTAGAGCTAAATGTGTCGCTTGTATTCTTTGCTAACTTTACTGATGCCCTATCGCCACTTGCCCCAAAAATATAAACTACCTGACCCTTTGTAATTGTAACTGCTTCGGCATTTGTTACGTACGCTTTTACTACGGTTGCAGTGTCGTAATTTCCTATCGGTTGATAGGTAGCCGCCGCCACACTTGAGCGAAGGTAAGGGCTTAGCATTGCCGCCGTATCGGTATATTTTACACGCTCATTAATCCGATTGCTTAATGAAGTTGTATCGCTTGAGATGGTGCCTAAGTCAATTACTCCATTGTTTGCCGTATTGTAAGTAGTTCCGTTTACTTTTACACGTTGAGTTAATGTGCCTGATGAATCGGGTAAATATATAAGTCTGCCATCTGTCGTATAAGGCGCTGAAATATTAGCGGAAATATTATTTTCTGAATTTCCAATATCTAAATAATTTTTAGCATAAATTCCACCGTCTTCAAATAATGCGGATGATAGTATTCCATTAACGGTATCTTCCCAAACACGTAATATACCTGAACCATAAATATTAATATTATCCGTTGTAATTTTCCCGGCTTGTGTAACTTGCTGCAAAGTTGGAATTGCGCCGCCGTCGCCAACTTTTCGCCATTGGCTGCCAGTCCAAATATACATCGAGCTGTCTGCAAGGTTGTAACGAATGCCACCAGTATCCCTCCCCGTTGTGGCTGTAACTTTCGGGATATTTAAATTAGTATTAAACTTCCCCCCGCTCCATTGATACCAGTTGTTAAATATAGTGTAAAGCTTCCCATCAACGGTTTGCCCTTTGCCTGTAAAGGATAGCAAAACCAATAATACACTAAATATAAATTTGCACATTCTCTCCGTCATTAACGCCGCCATGGATTGTAATTGTTTTAGTTCCTGAATTAAATGAAATATAACGCCTATCGCTCCTTACTTGATATGTCAAAATTAACCCATCTATAAATACCAAAGGCGGGACAACAAGGCTATTATTTGTAAAGTCGGTATCGTCTTGCTCCATCGGCTCGCCAGCACCAACTATGAAATCAATTATTTTACTCATTCGACTTGGGTTTATAAATATCGTATCGTTCTCAGGTAGCTCATAGTTACTCGGTAAATCGCAAACATCATAAAGAAATGGCACTTCTAAATCAATACTGAACGTAACGCCCGCCACAATGTCCTCAAATTTATCCTCAAAAAATTCAAAGGTTGTAGATCGGGTAAACCGCCACGGCTGTTTCTCCCATCCTATTTGCCCTAACAAATCATTCGCCACCTGCTCCATGTCGCTTTGCACCTCCAGCTCCGTTGTATGAAGCACAATATCCGCAACCGTTACAAGCACCGTGTGAGTCTTTATTTTACCCTCCGTTGTGCTATTACCCATTGTCATGAACACCGCCGGGTAGGTAACATCCTTCACCTCGTTATGCAGGAAGTAGTCAGCATTTACGACCTTTGCCGTCCTTACCTGCCGGTGGTCGGTTGCTATCTTTTTTAGTTGTATTGCTATTTGGTTTCTGGTCATGCTTTGCGAAATAATCTTTTAATTTTTTAATAGTCTTTTTACTATACATTTTTAAACGGTTTTTGGCAATCTTCGCAATTCTTAAATTCATCATAAGGCATCCCCAAATAAATACCGGGAAAGTATGCGTCACGTTTTGGAACTACCGTATCGGCACGGCTTCCCGGATTGATATATAAAGGAAACTTTGCGTTATTGCTTTCCTCAACTAAATACTTTACAAGCCTTTGACCGTAATATTCCGCACGGCTTTTAAACTTATTTTTTAAGTCAATAAGTTCGCTCATGCTTACATTTTCGCTGCCTTCATTCGTCTTTTTAAGTACGCCCTTATTCCAGTATTGATGGGTAAGTGTATCGGTAAGTTCCGCCACCACGTAATAAATAAGGCAGTCCCTCACATAGCTTTTTAGCAGGGCAATTTCGTCGACTGTTAGATTATTGCCTTCGATACCAACCTGCAAGCGTTCGTAAAGTCCTGAGCCTAATAAGGGCAAAATATACATATCCTGACAAACCTTTATTTCGGGCACAATCATTTTGCTATCAATATTGGAATGGATTTGCGTCCGCTCATAAATATTTTCAGGGCTTATGAATAAAGTATCTCTCATTTTTTATTTTTTACGAATAACGAAATTTTGCACCCAGCGATGACGGCATGATGGGGAGTGTTGCCCATCCGGCTTAGTCCACCAACCGCCACGCCTATCCCATACGCTGTAACCTAATCTCATGCTCATTGTTTCAATATCGGCACGTGAAAAGAATTTTTTTAACCCCAAAAGTCTACGGCAAAAATCACGGTTGCGGCTGTCTTCGGGACCTTCATAACTATACATTATCTTTTGCTCATAGGTGCGGGGCTTTTTATTGGTAAGCTCGCTCAAAGGCTCTGGCATAGTGCGCTCAATGATTTCATCAACGCCTATCTTTTTAACGGCTGCAACTATCAACCCACCTTCTGCAAGGCTCTTAATAATATCCGCAACTTCATCAACAGGCATTTTCAAAGCCTTTGCAATCACTTCCGGAGTAATCCTTTTATCCTTTTTTATAAGGTCTAAAATATTAACCTCCTTTTGTGTAAGCTCTTCCTGAAAATTGAAACGGGGGCGGGATGCAATTACATTAAAATTATCTTTGCTCTCTCCATGCGCCGCAAATTCAGCTAACAAAAGTTCATCATTATCCTGAGCGTTAAACTCCATATCGTTATCAATAGATAGCATCACATTAATTTCATCATCGGATAAACCTAATGAAGATTTAAGCAATAACTTAGCCTGCTCTTTATTGATACGACCTTTTTCAAAATTGCGGATAATACGATTAACGCCCTGCCATTGCCTTCCGGTAAGATTTTTCAGATTCTCATTAACAGTTGCGGACGGTTGCGCTGCTACCGGCTGCCCAGCGGGTTGCACGGCTTCCGGATACTTTGTCAAATCAATACCCAGCTTTTCCAGTATCCACGCCTTCGGAGCAAATTCTTTTATCGTATTTTCACTAAATTCAAAGGCAATCGGTTCAATCGGAGCAATCACCATTTCGCCCTGCATCCCAAACAAATCGCTAATCTCAGTAAACAAGGCTTCGAGCGCCCTCTGTTTGTCATTGATATAAGTATTTTTAAAGATTTCATAAGCATCCCGCATTTCAGTACGCCCGCCTAATTGCCCTTCGCTTTTAATACCAAACAAAATTGGGCTTGTAATTTGATGCCCGACAAATATCTGCTGCTCCGTTGTCTTATTCAGAATATCGAAATGCTTGTCAAGGTCGGTATTGGATAAATCTAAAACGGTCGGCGCTTTTGCAGGGTCATCACTAAACGACAAAACAATACCGCCCGCATTTTCGCTTCCTGTAAATTTCTTTTTGAATTTAGTCTCAACAACTTGCTGCTCTTCGGGCGAAGGTTTGCCCTCATTGAAGTTAATCAACTTGCTGCTAAACATACCATTTTTGATAGTGCTTAAATGGTACTTAGAAAGTTCTATATCAATTTCAATCCAGTTGAGTGCGCCAATATAACCCGGATAGGAATAAGACTCTAATCCCGGTCTATATTCCTTATAAAATAATATCTGCTTACCCTCTTTCACCGCAGGGTTGTAAGCCGCCACAACCTCCGGCTGCACCCTTACCGATTGCGTCCAATCTTTAATGTAATATTGCGTATTGTCCTTATTTGTACGCACTTTGTGGTAAGGAATATGATAAACTGCGCCAACATTGCCCAGAGCGTTATAATGAAGCTCAAGATACACACCACCAAAAATTTCAATATCCGTTGAAACCTTTTTGAGTAAATCATTTATCGTTTCATTCTTATTAGGCACCAACTCCTGCTGGCTATTGTCTTTATACGATATGCCATTGCCAATTATGTAATTAACCTTACCCAAAACAATCCCGTTGTGCTTACTGCTTTTGTTCAATTTCTCCATTAGGGTAAAGATTATCTTCACCAAATTGCACATACCCTTTGCCGGGAAGCTCAACCATTTCAGGCAGCTTTACATCTGCGAATTTTATGAAACTTATATTAGGATGCATCGTACATTTTAAATTTAACGTCTTGTGAATATTGCGTGTAACTTATGTTTGTATTGTCATCTAAAAACATCAATCCGCTTTCTAATAACCCTAATCCCGCCGGGTTTACATTCGTGGAGCTTGTTTGCTCATAAATATCGTAACGCCACCACCCTTCTTTGTAATTCCCGAAATGAGTATTTACCGGAATGGTAAATTCATTCCACCTTTCTTTATTCGTCGATACATCAAGTAAATAACCTTTGATAAAAGTAACAATATCATTCGTTCCCCTGTTCGTAAAAACAAATAAATAATAAGGGCTTTCAATAGTCTGCTTTTCTTTGAGAGTGCAGATAATTGTCGCCGTAGTTCCTTTTACAAATTTAAACATATCTATTTATAAATACCGATAAACAAAAACCCCGCCCAAAAGAATAAGGGCAGGGCACACAATTAAACCAAACAAACAAAACTTAAACTATCCAGCAGTCTGCAAAGCATTTGCAACAGAGCTATTAACCTCAACCATTGGTTCGGGTTCACTACCTGCAAAAGTCAAATCGAATCCGCTACGGTCTCCGAATGCAGTTCCAGTGCCCATAGTTCCGGTTGTCAAGTCAATACCGTTTTGCCTTCCAACTAACCAATATTTTCCATTGTTATCTTTAGCAACGGCAATAAGAGTGTTTTGAGCTAACAATTTGATTTCATTGCGGACTGCAACAACCAATTTATTAACGACAACTTTAACCTCTGAAGCGTAAAATACCGTTCCGTTTTGTACGTTTCCGGTCAAAGTTTCAGTAAGTGAACCAGTTTCTTTTGGTAATTCATATTTCCAAAATCTTTTTCCGGCTGCTTTTGTAATTCCTGTTACAACCCCGCTGGCGTCAACAATAGAAGTTACATTACCTTTCTCGATAAAATAAACCTCTACTATACCGCCCGAAGAGTCTTTACAATCTAATGTATAACCTGATGTAAGTGCGCAAGGCATTGTTAAAAATTTTTATAAGTGAAAAGGGAGGTTGTTACGCCTCCCTTATAAATTAGGCTTCGAACTTCACAATTTCATCAACAAAGGCGAACTGAACACCAATCTTCATGCGAGCGGTGAATTTGATGTTTTCATCATCTTCGCTCCAGCGAATCCAGAATTTATTTTCTTCGTCAAGTAAGTCAGTACCTAAGAAGATATTGCTCATTCTGAAAGCGTAGATACAAGCATCAGCATCAGCGCTATCTAAACCGTGTACAGGGATTACTTTGTAGTTAGTACCCGGTACGGTGAACACCGCAGCGTTATCATCCCATTTTGCGTCAGGAGCATAGTGGAACAAATTTTGGTCTACATATGCCTGAATCAAATATGAGAATGTAGTCCATCCGCAGAAGATGCGAACATCATCTTTACCTTGTACTTTAGCGGGTAACGCTTTAATAACCGCTAAGACAGCGTTCTTTGCGATTGCAGCACTATTGATAGTAGTTGCAGGAGTACCGTAGAATCCGGTTGTATTTGCATTTGCAACTGAACCACCAGCGGCAGTGATTAAGGTTTTGATACCATCAAACTTATTCAAAAGTCCGTTAGTGCCTGCGCTTCCTGTTGCGTTAGCAGTCCACAAAGCAACCTCAAGAGCTTCTGCAATTTTCTTTGCTTTTTGGTCTGAGTAGTCAGCAGCGAAAGCAGCAGTAGTGTATTCTCCCCCCGCCTTTAAAGATTCTTGGAGGTAGTAGGGTTCTAAGTCCTTATCGCAAAGGATTTCATTTACTTTCACTTTACCAACGGTCAAAGTACGTTGAGTAAAGGTAGTAGTTCCAGAAGCATTAAATCCGCAAGCGCTATCATCCTGAAAAAACACATCGGTATCCATACGACCGATTGCTTCAGAAGATTTAACACCTACGCGAACATTACCCATTTTCAGGATTTCTTGCTGTGTTCTGGCTTCGAAAACTGAGTTCTTAACCAGCAAGTCTACGTTTTGCTTAGTATATGCGGCTAAGCCCGTTACATTGTATGCCATTTTTACTTATTGTTTAAAAAGGTTAATAATACTATTTAATTTTTCTTCTTTGTTTTCAATCTGCTTACCAAATTTGAAACCGCTTTTTACAGGCTCGCTGGGTTCAGTTGTAGGCTCTTTTACAAGCTTCTCAACTAACTCAAACAGCCCTTTAATAGCTTCTTCGGATTTAGCGAAAGCAGCTTTTAAATTCACGTTTTCAGTTTCTAATGCTGAAAATTTAGCATCGTAAGCGGCAAATTTTTCATCGTACTTTTTGCCCATATCCTCAGCTTCGGCAGGTGCTTCGGCTTCGGGAGCGGCAGCGGGTTTGATTTCGCTAATTACACCACCCTCACCGAGTACGATTATCGTACCGTCTGCAAGCTCATGCTCACCAGCGGGAGCGGGTGCAGTAGTTTCCTTTTCAACAGAAACCACACCTCCAACCTCTAATTTGTCGATGTAAACTTCCGTTCCATCTTTCAGCATATATCCGCTAAATTCTTTCTTTTCGGGAGCAGGCTCAACCGCAGGGGCAGCAGGCATTTGCTCTTCAAATACCAGCGCTTTAACTTTTTGTAATAATTCGATCGGATTCATATCCAATATATACCGATACCGTAAAAAATAGGACTTTTCCCAATGAAAAAGCATAAAAAAACCCCCGTAAAAACGGAGGTCGGTATTGCAACAAACAAACTCAATTTATTAGGCGATTGAACAAATCAAACCTTTTTTGATTGATTGCCTCAAAGTTATAATTTTTAGCGCAATATTCAAAAAGCATTTTGCCTTTTTCTTTCCTCAAATCTTCGTCTTCAACAAGGGTACGGATATTCTCATTCCAGTTTTCATAATAGACAATATCTTCGGGAAATCCCAAATAAGGATTGACCTTTGAAACAATGACCGGGATGCCTTTGCCCGCCGCTTCAAGTATCTTCAAATTACTTTTGTAGCCATTAAACTGCGTTTTGCGGAGTGGGATTAACTTAATATCGCTTTCTAAATACATTTGGTAGTATTCGAACACCGGAAGCCCCCGATACGCCATGTTTGGCAGCAAAGCATCCGCCGTAAAGTGCGCCGCCATCCTTTTCCAATAATATTCCTCTGTTGGATTGCTATCTGAATAGCCGCCCAAAACCATTTTGATTTTATCCTTTAAATCACTATTCAAAACCTTTTTCATTACAGGCTTTAGTATCTTCAAATCGTTTTCATGCGATATGCCGCCCGCCCAAAATAGCCTAACCGCCTCCGATGGGTTGCGCTCATTGGTAAATTGGTTTTCACCGTACGGAATAGCATTCGGTAAAATTTCCACGTTTTTGTTATGGTAATAAACCTTTTCCGCTAACCGCTCATGAGTACAGGTAACTAAATCCGCTTCCTTTAAATGCCTTACTATTTTTACATCAACATTATGCTTGTTATAAGTATCAAAATCCAAATGGTAATTATCCAAAATCCAAAAGTCATCAACATCAACTACCAATTTAAAACCGTGCTTTTTGCGGAGCTCAAAAATATCATCCTTTGCCCAAATCCTGTTTATGTTTACAATGTCGTAATCAAACTCTTCCGGTATGGTATCGGTAATTCGTGCCTTTTCCTTTTTCATCATTGATACCGGAAGCATCAAACGATGGTAACCGCAACCGCTGAAGGATTGCGTTAATACTAAAATTTTCATTTGTTTGGTTTAATTGTGATTAAATATTTTGCAGTAAATTTTTTAATTCTTCGATTACTAATTTTGCCGCCGCTTCCTCTGACATTTTCATCGACATTTTAACGGGAAGCATATCGAACATACCCTCCACGCTAAATCCTTTGAACGTGCCGTCTTTCACCTTTGCCCACGCATCATCTGAATTAACCTTCGCACCTAAAAACCACGTCCCATCCGGGAGGTCTTCGAATTGTTTCATTTTCGGAATGCCTTTGCTTTCATCTGCTATCCACGATTGAAAGAAAACCATATCCACGGGTTTGTTAGGATTGTGCATCTCATTGCCGTTATTCTGGAAGCCCTTTTTAAAAAACTTTTCAGCAATGATGCGAATCGTTCCCTTTGTGAAAAACACCTCGTATTCCGTTCCATCTTCATCACGTCTAAAAATCCTTTTATCCGGTATCATTGCGGGACCTACCACAATGCGCTCCTCTTCATTGATAACTGCAAAGGCTTGCATCTTTTCCCTATCTATTTGCTCCAGTTTCCTTTGTGCCCATTCAATACCCGCATCACCGCCCCACGCTAACCACATAAGCCGCCCACAACCGTCGCCCAACTCTTTATCTGAATTTTGCCTATGCCTCTCAAATGCCGCCATTCGTGCGATAGTATCGCGGCTTATGGCTTCGCCTTTTGCTAATTGGTTCGCCCTTTGTTTACCGACCGCCGTTCCGCAATCGCCCCATCCGTTCTCTTCAGCCCATCTTAAAGCTATCTTAGCGTTATCGCTTGCAGCCTTTGGGTAATCCGTATAACTCTCAAATTCCTGTTCTTTGAACGCATAGAATCCAACCCCTATGGCAGGCACGTCCACTAATGCAACGGCATCGACTTCCTGAACGCTATCTACGTTCTCCGAAATATCTAACTTGTAAACCGGTAATTCTTTACTCATAATTTTATTTTTTATCCAATAGATGCGTTCCTATCTATATACGCATTTCGCTGGTCATTGTTCTGAATGTCGCTATTCAATACGTAAGCCCTTGTCGCCTGATTGCCCATCTGATTCACCGCCGCCGTATTCACCGCCGTTGCTGTAACCTGTGGGGTAAGTTGCGGAGCGAGGGGAGCGGTAGTATTAATGCCACCACCGCCACCACCTGATGGGTTAGGCACGGAAGCACCGCCGCCGCTTTTAAATTTGGCTATCGTAGTTGCTACTATTGTTGCGATTGATGCGGCGGCTCTTATTTTTGTAATTAACGATAATTTCGCGCCAAGCGCAGCGCCCGAACCCGGAACTATTGCGTTCATGGGGTGAGATGCGCCATATAACATATTTGCAGATATTTCCCTTTGCGCATCTACAATTATTTTGCCAATAGCTAAAGCTTTATCAATAGCAAAAAATATATTTGCTATTTTTTCATTGCCCTGAGCTAAAGTAGCCAAAGCATTAAGACCAGCAGACGCCGCCTCAAATTTAGCATCTTGCAAGGCTATTTCGGCATCTACTTGAGCTTTATTAAAATCAGAAGTTACATTTTTTATCCGTGCAAATTCGGAAAGTTTATTATTTATATCCGCTTCCTGTCTTGCTTTATCTTTTGCTAATTTTTCTTCTTGTAATTTTTTTACTCTTTCAGCTTCCTCTGTTTCAAATTTTACACGAATAGCAGTTAAATCCCTTTGATATTGCGTTTCTAAATCTAAAAAATTTGTAACTCCTGCGGCAATTAATGTAGCTTTATTTTTTTTAAATTCATCTAACAAAGTAGCTTCTTGCCTTTGCCTTTCAGTTAATCCCTTTAATTCTACTTCCCTTAATACTTTGTCGGCTGCTTCCCTTAATTGCCTTTCCTTTTCCTGCTGCTCCTGTAATTTACGCAACCTTTCCGCTGCCGCCCTTTTTTGCTCTTCAAGTTTTTTCTTATTAGCCTCCTGTTCTTTTTTAAGTTCCTCTTGTCTTAATTTTTCACGTTCATCTGCTTGATCTTTTATTTCCTTTTGTTCGCCAGCTCTGAAATTCTTAGTAAATGCAACACCATTTTTCAAAGCCTCAAAAGCACCTTTGAAATCGCCTTGCACCGCTTTTACTATTGCACTAATCGGAGCGGCTAAAAACTGCAATAAAGCATTACCAACGCCCATCGCTATTTGCTTAAGCCTATCCATCAAATCACCCGCCCCTTTCAATGCCGGGAACAATTCGCCTAATTTATTTTTAACGGCGTCGAAATTAGTAACTAAAAATGCAACAGCGGATGTAATTAAGCCAATCCCTGTTGCCATCATTGCACCCCTCAAAGTAGTGAACGCCGCCACCACCTGCGCCTTAATAGTACCTGCCAAAAGTTTAAAAGAATCTATCGAGCCTGCAATACCGCTTAAACCCTGCTGCAAAGCCATTGCGGATTGAACCTTCAAAAGCAATTGTTCAACCTCTTTATTTTTATCAGCAAATAATCCCATCGCACCCTGCAAAGCGGAAAAACCTGCAACCGCCCCCTGAACCGCACCGCCCAATGCTACAAACTTTTTATCTGGGTTGAATGTATCTGCAAGCGCCTTCGCATCCCCAATAGCATCTTTTAATTTAGCTACCCTTTGAGCCGCTTGAGTAGCTTCCTTTGAACTGCTGCCAAATTTCTCATTCATCGCAACAAGCTCATTCGTTGCAGCCCTCAACTGCTGCTTCATATTACCTACCGAAGAAACATCGACATCAATCTTTAAACCTACTTCCTGCTTAGCCATTATTTATAACTTTTAATAGTTCAACTTTTGTCAATTCGTTACTCGACGCATCGTAATCAATGATTTTATTAATCCGCCACAACACCCCATCAATAAATACCGGTTTGCTGAAATCAAGTTTCGCAATATCCAACTCCGTTAAATAAACATGGCAAGTAAGTATCTTACTATCTTTGTCCGCTATCTCTCCAATAAACGGACTCCAATAAGTGTTGAAAAGATTATTACCCGGGTATGTATTGGGTTCGCAATAAATCTCTTCCGCTGCCCCGAAGTTAATATCTATCGTCGGATTTGTAGGGTCGTCAAAGTGCCCGGCATAACCGTAAACGGTTAGGGCGCTGCTTATATTTACAGGGTCTTGTTTTAAGTCCGCTCCGTTATTGGTTATATACCAGCTATCAACGCCCGTAATCTTTTTAACCATTAGGATTCTGATATTACTATCCATCTGCTCCTCTTGGTCCACTTCATTACCCTGCGACTTTTTGTAAATAGCGGAAACGACTTTATCCTCACCTGCATACTTTACAAGCACCGTAGGCGAAAAGCCGACCTCCGTAGTCTGTTTGTCTTTTGCAAACTGGAAAAAG